CCTGACAATTTTCAGGATACCACTGTGGTTGTGCCTCATTGGTTTCAAAGATACACACAGCGGGACAACGGATGCTGTAATCAATGCCAACTACTCTCATACTCTTATTTATAGACAAAGACCCCCGAAGGGGTCTTTGTTTGACTTCTTTTTCTGGAATCTTTCAATGATTCCAAGGCAGTTTCTTGTTTACCCAGTTCCACAGAGGAACGCCAACTAGTGCTCCTGCGGTGAAAACCACAATAGTGTAAAAGATTGTACCGAGAGTCGATGAAAATAGTAGATCCATGTCTAGATCCTCCTTCTCCTTATGTATAAGAACAACCCCCAGATCTAGGGGTTGTTTATTTTTTAGAAATTTGCTGCTATAGTCAGCGGCGGCGGCGACCGATGAAACCAGCCATGCCAAGAAGAGCGATTGCTCCTGGCGACGGTGCAGAGAGAACAAATGCTCCACCCGCTGTATTTCCAATCGACGGTGGGAGAGGATGCCAAGAACCCCATCCGCCAGATCCGAATGGACTAGTCTGCCAGAATCCCGCTGTGTCTTCTCCCTGTGACCAAACAAACTGATCACCTTCTGCGTCGTTGAGCATGACACCAATATTCATATAATATGAACCCGCTGCAATCTCAAATGCAAGAGGAACATAGAACTGATATACGGGCTGACCAAAGAAATTTTCATCTCCCGTCAGAGTTGCAGTGATGTTCTCAATATCAATCTTTGTTGTGAAAACATGATCGGTAAAATCTGAATTCCAAACAATGATCTGAAATGCATCAAAGTTTGAGATTCCCTGACCGTTGAATCCATTTGATGATCCCCACCAACGAAGCGATGATGTTGTGTATGAATCTTCAAGAGAGAATGCCTGTGCGCCACTTTGTGGATATGTATATGCTCCCTTTGAATCGTATGCATCGGAATAGAAACCAACTGTGTCTGCTACTGGGTTGTTCACAACCACAAATTCTGCCTTTGCTACTGAGCCACACATCACGGCTGCTACCAAACCAACGATAAAGTTTTTCATTCTGTCTCCTTTGTTTTACTGCCACCACCACGGTGGTCAGTTGTTGTTATTGTACAGTCTATAGGGAAATGTCAAGCAGTAAGATCAACAATTTCACACTTGTCACCGCTACACGCAAATGTTTGTGTTCCTGAAGTCTTGTCTTCCTTTTCGTAATTCTTCAAAATACTCCAATCAACATCTTTAGGCATCTTTGCACATAATTCTTCGTATTGTGCCTTTGAACAATCTTGATATGGTGCTTGACGATACGAATGGTCGGAATGTGGTAAGAAAGAAATACCAGAGATTTCATCAAAATGACGGTATACCCATGCTCCCACTTCCATCCATTCGTGATCACGAACAGTAATTGTAATCGAAGGCTTGTGTTCACACCAGTTGCGCTGATATGCCAACCACAACTCAAGGTGTTCGATTGCAGTCAAGTCATTGCGAGTTACCGAACCCTCTGCCTTCATTGGAAATGAGAATACCATTACACTATCTGGCTTCATCACACAAGGCTCTGCGGGGAAACCTAAGTCAATCATCATCTGACAAAGGGGATCCTTGCGATCAGCACGAACTGTACGAATATAGTACTCGTTGTGTCGTGGGTGAATACCTGATGCTGCATCAGTAAGTTGTGAAACTGTGCCACTGGGTTTCACGCAAGTGATTGCAGCAGCAGGATTGATGTGAATTCTTTTTGCCCAATCTCCATTTACTTCTACTGCTTCTTGCTTCATACTATTCAGTATTTGAACAAGATCAGATCCTTGATCACGCATAATCTTGTTATCTAGAATACCAGTAAGAGATACTCCAAGCAGGGCTTCTTCTTCGCAGTTCTTTTTCCAATCACTAGAGAGGTATGGAAAATTCGTAAGAGATGCTTGCCATGTTCCAAGAATTGCGGCAAGACGCACTTTTCGTTTTAGCGATTCCACAGTATCTTCAGGTCGAACAATCACCTCTGTGAGATTACAGAATTGACGATCACGAAGAATAATCTCTGAGCATGGATTTGTTCCAAACTCGTATGAAGAGTCACGACGATCTCCTAACTTTGCAACAGTTTTTTGAGCAGCAGAACGATTGAAGATTCCACGCTCACCACTCTTAGACTTGTAGAGTGAAACCCACTCATCCATGAACACGCCGATGTCTGGCTTCTCTTTGTAAGCAACAGAGTTGTTCGCTAGTGCCCGTTGTGGATTCGCTTCCCACCACGCTCCTGTTTTTGCCTCACGCATTCTCTCATCCGTAAGATTTGATAGGCTGATAAGAGCAGATCGACGGACTCCTCCGACGACGACAATTTCTGCAATTTTGCATACGATGTCGTGGCATTCGATTGATGTAAGTTTGCGTCCTGCCGCTCTTTTAAAAGTATCACAGGTGAAACGGAAAAGATCTTCGAGAGGTTTTGGTCCAGATGCTCTCCCCCCAAATGTCTTAAGTCTGGCGCCAGCAGGTCGTACTTTAGAAATGTCCCATTGCGGTATCTGACCTCCAATGAGTAAGGATACAAGTTCTTTGTAAGCCTTAGCCCAACCAGCCTTGCTGTCCTGTACGATGATTGTAGTATCCGAATTAGTGAACTGTTCAGCGATTGTAGGAAGTTTCTCAACATATTGACGCTCCACAGAGAAGCCTACACCTGTACCGCACATGAGGATGTAGAGGATTTCATCGAATGCACGGACACGATTGACTGCAACATAAGAGCAGTTATATCCTGCGGTGTTGTCACGCTTTAGTGCCTCTCCTGCGGTCATCAGTGCACGCATTGAAGGCATGATTTCAAGACCAAGAACAGCCTCTTCCAACTCTTGACGAACACCAGATGTCAACTTGAACTTATGATTCTCCTGAAGATACTCTTCAAAGAAGTCAAAATACCGCTTTACTGTTTCATTCCAATGCTCACGCCTTCCCTCTTTCTCAAGCCAACGGGAATAACGAGAAAGATGGATAAAATCCTGGTAAAGGGTAGGAAGATTCTTTGACATATAAAACTGCTCCATTAGATGTGCGGATAGGTATCTAGTCCGACTATTTTTCTTCTATTTCTTTGATAATTTATTCTTTTGACAAAAGTGCTTTCCAAGATGCAGGAAAAAGCGGTTGTATGATATTTCCTACTGCTTCAGCATACTCCCGTATCTCCCATTGAGCATGGGGATCGCTACGCTGCCCGTAGAACCGTGCGTAGGCCGCTAGAGAGCCTGTCCACCACCATTCCGTATAGGTTCCCTGTGGGAGCACAAATCGGGCTTGCTCGGGTGCAACACCCTTGCGTAGAAGCAAATTATAAGTATGAACACATTGCTCTATCACTTGACTGTATGCCAAATAACAAGAATTACGACTATCAACATCTTCTATGAAATTTTCAGATCCTTGTTTTGCTCCATTCGTAGGTTTACTTCTCCAAGTAGGGCAATATATTTCTGGTTCAAATGTAACATAGCGGCGTGAGATTTCATTCTCTACGAATCCTTGCTTATGCTTAAAAAACTGTGTACGGATTGATATGGGAGCCTTCAGTCGCAGAGTAATTTGTGGATGTCCAAATGGAGTCCAGTGCTTATGCTTTGCAAGATAGTTGAGAAGTTTCTCATCCCGTTCAAGAAACTCTGCACTCTCTTTATTAAAGGAAACCCTAGCAGCATTTACTACTGTAAGATCGTCACCCATATGAGAAACATATTCAACAAATCCTTTATCAAGCACTGATATCTTCATCTTCATCCTTTACATAATAAAATGAAACACCTTCAACTTGTGTCCAATCTTTTGCGTAATCAACAGCCCTTTTCCAAAGATCAGGATCCATTTCTTTTACATATTCTGCAAACTTGAATCCAAACTCTATAATGGCAAGAGTAGTTAGGCGATCTTCTTGTTCGTCTTCAGAACTCATTAGACCTTCTTCCAAAAATTAAGTTTCAATTTTGCTTCAATACCACGGGATACACAACCGTTAATCAACTGAACAACCTCTTGTGGTGTTCTGCCGGACAGAACCATGTCATTCACATCCTTCTCTTGGATATCATCACTCCAAATACAAACAGACGCACCACTGTCGATGAAACGCTCTAGAAGAGAAACAATTTCACTATTTCTTGGCTCATTATCCAATACAACAACAACATCTGATTCGTAAATCTTCGGATGCATTTTTACACCAGATGCTCCAACCATAGCCACGGCATTCGGTAAAAAAAGAGAATCAAGTGGTCCTTCGACAATATAGACACGCTTTAGTGGATCACAATCACCTATTCCATACCACAGACGGTCAATTCCTTTATCCGCTTTGATTGTCATATATCGTATATCACGATCACTCTTTACTTCTAGTAGCCTTCCTTGAGCACCAATAGTATTACCATTACTATCAAAAAATGGAATAACAATTCTTGCTTCTTTTTTCTTTAGATCAAGAGAATCATCAAGTGTTAGCGCATAAGCCGCAAAGTCATCGGTGTAGTAAAGCCTATTCCATTTGTCTTTAGGAATCTTGCGCTTGCGACAAAACAAAACAGCAGGGTGATCAGAAGAAAGTTCCGAAATCTTCTCTAGTTCTCCTGCCTTTTGAAATACAGGAGTAGGAATTGAAATATCAGGCTTTTGATAATTAGAATGTCCTGTTTCTCCGTTCTTCCATCTTTCAAGAGAATATTCTTTTGCATAAGAAGGAGAAACTTGCGACAAGAAATTATAGAGGGTAGAAGAAAACCCACAGTTGTGGCACATATAGAAGAAGTCTCCCTTCTTTTGAAAGAAGAATCCTCTTGCCTTACGCTTGTTCTTGCTAGAGTCTCCACATATAGGACAGGAACAATTTGCTAGTGTTCCTTTTTTCCATTTGAAGTTTCGCAACTGTGTGCTAACAAGATCAATATATTTCTTGTCAATATAAGTTGACATTTACTTCCTCTTCTTTGTCTTCTTCATATCATCTTCGTGGTAGAGATCATCTGTTGGCTGATCGTGACCAAACCACCTGTTTCCCCACTCTTCCCATTCCTTTAACTCGGCATCAATAATAACACTCTTGATCTTCTTTTCTTCATTCTTTTCTTCAGTCATAGTTTTCTCCTTTAGACTTTCCAACCTTTGAATTTACCTGGATCACGATCTTGCCGTTGAAACTCTGGTTTCTTTCCTCCAAAAGACTTGAACTGTTTTTGTTGTGGAGGTGGAGTTGTATCAACAAGATCCGCCTGTGCGGACTCCTCAACATCAAATAGTTTCATCTTTGCACGATTTATTCCCACAACAAATCTCTTTGTTGTTGCAATGTCATTATAACGATTTTTCAATTGCTTTACCAAGATCTGATTGAGTTTATCCATTTCTTCTGTTGCAATAATAGCAAACATAAAGTCAGCCGTTGCTGGCAAACCGAATGACTCTGATGTGTCCTCAAGACCAACATCAGTATTAGTAAACCCTGTTCTGTTTGTCTGTGTAGCAGAGAAAATAGGAACACTCTGCTCTACAGCAAGACCACGCAACTCTTCTGCAATAGACTTGATATAAGAATATGATCCTACAGAAGCATTCATCTTTATACGGGCAGATGCACAGATATTCAAATAGTCGATGAATATAACATCAGGCTTGAATCTCTTCTTCAATTTTAATTCTTCAAGCAGAATGCGAAAGTGATTGACATTTGCAGATGCTGTAGGGTATTCCTTTACGATGAGTTTACCCTGTGTCTTCTGCCTGATCCGTTCCATCTTCTTATCATAGACCTCTTTTGGAAGAACCTTTAGATCGTCCAAAGTTGTGTCCATAAGATTCGCATCAATACGCTCTGCAATGCGCTCCTCTGCCATTTCACAAGTGATGTACAAGACATTCTTTCCCAAAGAAAGGCAGTTTGCCGCATGGTGGCACATAAAGAGAGACTTGCCTACACCTGTTCCTGCAAGAATAATATTCAGCGTTTTTTGCGGGACACCACCATTGGTGATGGTGTTGAAGTATTCAAGGTCGAACGGGAGCCTCGACTCTTTCTTGTGGTAGAAGTCGTATCGTGAATCGGAGTCTTCGATGTAGTCGTGTCCGATATGTGTATCGAAGGATACTGCAAGTGCCTTTGACAAGATATCAGGAAGTGAAGCGGGAGTCTTGTTCTTGGACTTACCTTCGATGATATGGATGGATTCGAGGACTGCATTGTATAGGCTCTTGTCTTTGCAGAACTTTTCGGTTTCATTGGTGAGCCATTCTTGATTTTGTTTTTCATCTGATAGTGCCTCAACGATCTCACGGCACTTCTTGAACTGCTCTTCCGTAAGGATCTTACTTTCTTTGACCATGATACCCACAGCCTCTTTGGTAGGCAGGGCTGAATATTTACCTACGAATTCTGAGATTGCACCAAAGACAATCCGTTCATTGGGATCTTGGAAGTATTCTCCCTTGATAAAGGGTAACACCTTGCGTGTGTACTCCTCATTGTACAGGAGTCCTTCCAAGATCACTGTTTCTATTCGCTTCATCTTTTACCTTTACTAAACCAGAACGAACAAGTCTTTCAGAAATAAACGATACAAAGTTTCTCAACTCGTCTGTTAGTGGAACACCGTTTGGATTCTTGATTATTTCATAATCAAAATAGAGATTTCCTCCAAGCGGACGGTCTTCAAACTTCAGCAGGGTATATCTATACTCTATTCCCTCGTATATGCTTCCCTTCAAGCGTATAGCATACCCTGTATCCCCATCGAATACAATGCTGAAGTCTAAAGTTTCTTTATTAAGCGAATCCATTTTATGCGTCTTCGTTCAGCAAGACCTTTTCAGTTTGGGTTTGCTCTTCTTCTAATCCGCCGCCGTATCGGAATTCCTTTCCAACGGCTTCTTCCAACTTCTTCATTACATCGGGAGTATAATACTTTTCAGGATTCTCGTTGATATTCTTTTCAAATGCTGTCTTACCATCAGGCAGTTCGATGCGGGTTGAAACCTTCTTGAAAATGCCGTACTTTAGTGCAATGTCAAGAAGACCGTAATACTTGTTCAAACCGCTCTCGTAATTCAAAAGAACATCAACTTGCTGATTCTCTTTTGTCAAACGGGATTTATAGAGTTTGCAATGGATAATGTTTCCAATAACATCTCCATCTGCATTCTTGTCTTTCTTCTTTGAAAGGTAAACAATCGTTGAAGCAGCATACTTCAAGCCATCACCACCGCTCATCTCCCGTGTGGGAACATAAGCACCAATAATGCTATAGGTATGATTAGTCATAATCATAGGAATATTAGCCTTACCCAACTTCAGAGTAAGAGTTCGGAAAGTCGAGCGAATAGCCTGTGAACGAGTCATGTCCCGTACTTCTTTGCCTTCGCTTGTGTCCCGAATCTCTTTACTTGTGGAAAGCATTCCAAGAGAGTCCAACACAATCATTACAGGCTTGCGCTTTTCGACTGGCTCCTCAAGAATCTTGTCCACAATACTGATGGCTTGGAATCGGAAGTCTTCAATCGTGGCAACAGGGAAAACTGCGACACGCTTGGGATCGACTCCACGGGACTTAAACATCTCTGAAGTAACAGCCTGTTCGGTATCAAAGTACAGAACCACTCCCTCTTTATTGTCCTGCAAGAACTTAGAGACAACTCCAAGAGCAAAATAGGTCTTTCCTGTTGCTGATTCTCCTGCAAGAGCAATAATCTTGTTGCTGGCAATACCACCGTAGAGACTACCAGATACAAGAGCATTAAACACATAAGATCCTGTATCGACAAACCCATTCACATCCGCTTCAACACCATCCTCTACCACTGATGCAAACTTATTGCCAGAATTCTTAATGATTGAGTCCAAATACCCCATTATCTACCTCTTTCTTCATTTTTTCTAATTCACTTACAATATTATTGTTGAATTGCATCGCTTCAACTATTCTGTCTACATGAGCAATACCAAATTGTTTAGATTTGAGTACCACTTGGTACTGGTTGTTTAGATGCTCTTTATCTTTATGGAGCATCTTGATGAGATAGTCTATTTGATTTGAGTTCATTCGGTGCTCAGACGAAGTTTGTTACCAAGAGCAGCCATATCAGCACCAGCCATAATATCTCCACTATCTGGAGCAATAATCTTGGAGAATGCCTTCTCGTACTCTCCCTTTAGCCGCTTTTGTGGTACAACAGAAAATGCAACAACTTTTTCTGGTAGATGGATTCCATCTTCAGGAACTTCCACATAGGCAAGCCAAGGAATCATAGAAAGATTCTGAAGACTTACTGGAACAAGTAGAAGAGGATCTTTGATGAGCCAGCCACCATCTTCATGTGCCTTTGCTTTACAAATAATCTCTTCACCTGTTGTCAAACGAACAATACGAACATTATCTTTAGCCATAGTATTTCCTTTCATGGTATTACTGTATGTAGTTCTGATCATCCAAAAAGAGACTCTAGAGTGTTTGTTTTTTCTGTGTGCCAACCCAAGCAGTCCAAAATAGCCTTTAGTGGATCAAGATAGACTTTTTCAAACTGTGTGTCGTAGTCAATATACTTTCCAAGACCAAGTTCTTGTGGAATGGTGCTAACAAAGGCAATAACATTCTCTCCAATTGGATTAGGTTTCTTTAGATAGCAAAACTTGATCTTGTCTCCCTCATTGATTACAGGATATCGCTTTTCTATTTTTAGTTTTCGTAAATGGTGATTATAGAGCAAAGAACCACGAACAGCAATAGGAGTAGACTTTCTGTAGATTGCCACAGGGTCATGGTACTCTTTCAGTCCATTACAAGAGCGTGGAGAACTGATATCTTCGGGCTTTAGAGTCTTGAATCGTTTTTTGAAATCTGAAATATAACTGATAATATCATCTTGTGTTCCATTCATAATAATTGAAATACTCTCTGTTAGAGCATCACGGACTACACGGGGAGTAGAAGAACGGCTTGTTTCGATTCCCATGATTTTCATTTCAGGAGTCTTCAGCAATACTCCATCTTCACCAATGAAAACATTGAGCATATACCGTTTCTTTGCAGTCCAAATACCTTTGTTTGCAATAGCCTCACGCTTCATGTGCATCTTGTTCTCATAGGCATTGGTCTTTCGAGCCAACTCATCGTATTTCTTGTCAATAAGAGGCTGCACCAATTCCCTTGAAACACGCTCAAGATACTTTGCAATCTTTGAATCATCAGTTTCACCAGGCATTACACGCTGAACAAGATTATCCAGACGAAGATAGATTGAATCTGTGTCGCTTGCAATAACATAGTCATAATCACCTGTCTTGAAAGTGGTGTTCAGAAACTCGTTCAATTGCTCTTCAATCCAACGAATAGCCAACTGACCCGATACGGTAATCGCTTCAGCAAGATCAAGATCATAATATCGAAAATACTCGTTGCCTACTGCACCGAACGCAGAGTTGAGTTGAATCTTACGAACAAGTTGAAAATTATGATACTTGGAGATATCGTTCTCCAACTGCCGCTTTTCTGCTTTGCCGATGCTATCCTTGCTCTCCTTCAGTCTACGCTTGCACTCAAGCATCTTCTGCTTGAAAACCTTGCGCTCCTGATACATTGTATCCATCAGTGCAGGAAGAAACCCACGGATATCCCTGACAAACGAAACACCATTTGCAGCAGTGCTGTGTTCATCTGAAAGATGAGATCCGTCCTGTAGAGATTTGAGAAGAGTATCAACAGGAACACGCTTCTTTGGCTTGTTCTTTACCTTTGTCTCTGGAGAAATATTGAATTGCATTATCAAGTGTGGATACAGCGAGTCCAAGTCGAAAGATACCACCCACTTGTGCATACCAACAATAGGATCTTTGACATACGCTCCTGCAAACTGCTCAGACTTGTCCCCTTCTTTCTTTGGGGGGATGACAATCTTCTGTTCATTTAGATGGTGATAGATGATAGAATCCCAAGTGCGAACTTGAGAAAAAACATCGCCAAAATTTACTTTGGCAGAATAAGCAAGAGCAACAGCAAGTTCAAGCAATTTGAGTTTATCCTCAAGACGCTCAACAAGTTGAACATCCTTGATGTTATACTCTAGAAAAGCCTGAAAGTTCTGCTTGTAAAAGTCTGACATCTTATCATATTCTGCATAAGATGCCTTGCGTTCTCCTAATTCAACGAATGCAATGTTATCAAGTCGATAAGACTCTTGATTCACAAATGTAAATTTACGATAAAGGTCAAGATAGTCAAGCGAGGCAATTCCAACAATATCGAACACCTCGTACATCTTGCCCTTCATTGAAATGTTACGGGTCTTTACATCATTCCACGGAGACAAACGCTTAACGGAATCCTCTCCAAGAATCTTTGCAATTCGATTGACGAGATATGGAATATCGAAAAGTTGAGTATTCCATCCCGTAACAATGTCATAGTCTTCGGCTCTCCACAATTCAATAAAAGCCAAAAGCATCTCTGCTTCATTGTCGTATTCATATACCTTTGCATTTGGTTGTGGAGAGACTGCCTTACCTAAAGAAAAGCAATGATAAACACCACCAGAACCAAGAGTAATAATTAGAACACGCTCGTCTGCTCTGTTTGGATCAGGAAATCCATTTTCACATTCTGTTTCAATATCAAGAAAACAAGTCTTGAGATCAGAAAAAATG